TCTTTGCCGGGCGCGCCGTCGACTCCGTCGCGGCCATCCTTCCCGGGCGCGCCCGGATCACCGCGCTCGCCCTTCTCGCCAACGCCGTCTTTGCCGTCGATCCCGTCGCGGCCGTCCTTGCCGTCCGTTCCATCGCGGCCGTCTTTGCCGGGCGCGCCTGGTTCGCCCTTCTCGCCGCGCGGTGGTTCGCGCGCTTCGAGCGTTGCGATGCGCCGGGCGAGCACGCCGAGCTCGTCATCGACATACGACTTGACCTGTTCGAACCCGGCGTCGAACGCGGCTTGCAAATCCATCACGCGGCCTTTCTCTGGAATAGCGCGTTGATGCGGTCGAGCCGGATCGCGCGCGGCTCGTCATCGCCGCTGCCCTTCGACGACGGCGGCGGCAGCGCCGGCGGCGGCGGCGTGCCCTTCGGCGTGAACGGATCGGCCTGCGCGTCACGCTTGGCGAGGGCCTCGAGTCCATAGTTCTGCTGTTGGAGATACGGGGTGTCGCCGCCGGGCACCGGCTCAAGGTTGAGACGGAAGCGCGACTCGTTCGGTTTCTTGATCCCGGCACCGACCGCCTTCGATTCCGCCTCGATCATCGTGGCGGTGTCCATTCGCAGCAAATCGTCGAGATCGAATTCGGTGCCGTATTCGTGCGCGGCGTGCTCGGTGAGCCCGAGGCCTTCATCCAGGCAGAGTTCGATACACTCGAAAAGTTTCTGCAGGCACTGTGCGTAGTAATTCCGTTCCAGCGCCTCGATGTTGTCATATGCCGGCGGCGTGCCGACGCCGACCTTGTACGCGGGCACATGGAAGGTGGAGCAGACCACCTCGGCCGACCACTTCAACTGTTCGATCAACTGTGCGTCCACCGCCTTCATGGCGGTCATCTCGAATTTCAGACCGTCGCCGAGCACCGCGACGTTGCCGACGTTGTCGCCGCCATAGTTTTCTTCCCAATGCTGCTTGAGGCGCGCCGCGGTCGGATCGTCGATGGTGCCAGGAGCCGTGAGGATTCCGCCGGGTTGCGAGAAGTTCTCGAAGAACCGGGTTGAATTGCGCTGAATTGCGAGGCCCTGCACGGCCGCAACGCCGGAAGCGGTGAGTGGCGAGACGCCGCAGAGCGGATGATAGAGCGGCACCATCACATCGTGGATGATCTCGCTCGCCGGCACGACGGTCTGCGTCTGCGTCGGATCGTAGAGACCCGAGAGATTGTCTTGCCCAACCTGATAGTAGACCGAGCCATCGGGCGCGACGAGCGGGCGGGTTCGGTATGGATCGAGGATATAGAGCGCGACCACCACGCCGCGATTGTCCCGCTGCTTGAGCACATAGGTGTTGCCGTGCAGGAGTTTGGAAACGATCCACTGCTCGAAGAACTTGATCCGGTTCTGCAGGCGGTTCGGTTTCCGCAGCACCGGCGAGAACGCGGGCACGTCGACCTCGCGCCAGATGCCGTCGCTTTTCCCGCGCTCGACCAGGCGGCAGTGGCACTTGGCAATGTCGGAGGCGATCAGCGTCACGCAGGCATAGACGGCGTGATAGGTCAAAATGCTTTCGGCACGGATCTCCATGTTCCGCTGCCACGCGCCGGTAAAGGGCTCGCGGATCACCGGCCACCAGCCGCGGCCGCCCCACCCGCCATTGCCCCACCACCCACTCGGCTGCGATGGCACCGGCACCGGGTCTTTCGCGGCGCGGGTAATCTCGAGTCCGAGAAAACGCACGGCTCAATCCTCGGCGCGCATGTCACGGCGCTTGTGCCGACCCTTGCCGTGGTGCTCGTGATTTTCTTCCGCCTCGGACTCGGGCTCGTGTTTGCGCGGCGGTGCCTGGGCGCGATCCTCGGTGCGCACCACCTTGCGGATCACCGCGAGGCGGGTCGCGTCCTGCTCGGTGACTTCCAGCGTCTCGTCGGGCGCATATTCGTGGCCCGCGTAATAGACGCGCTGCAATGCCTTGACGCTGACCATGTTCGACCTCCCGCGTGAAAAAAGAACCGCCGGCCACGGGGACCGGCGGCGGTGGTTGTCGCGGACTACCGGCTGGGGCGCTGGCCGGTCGTCGTCTGCCCGCCTTGCGAATTCGCAGCGCGGAACACTTCCTCGTCGTGGCGCAGACGCTCCTGCAGCGCCGCCTCGTCGAAACCCGGCACCACGGTGATGCCCGAGATGTATTGCACCGAGCCCGAGCGGGCTTTCAGCCACGTGATGAAACGCTCGGCCTTGATGCCGACCATGTTCGCCTGCCAGAGCGAGACCATGACGGTGGTCGCAACCGGCGGGGAATCGGGCGCACTGTCCATCTGCAGCGAGGCCTCGGTGGACACGTCAATCGCCACATCGCCGTCGTCGGCGAGCAGGATGTCGGGCGCGTTGACCGCGACAATCAACCCGCTCGGCACCGACTGCGAGCACAGCACCGGGATGCCTTCCAGCATACCGCCGTCCTTCGTCATCTCGGGGAACTCACGCTGCCCGAGAGCATTGCGCGCCATGCTGATGGCGACCGCCAGGGCATTGCGCATGATGAGGACGAGCCCGTCGATGTTCATGTTCGCCGCCGCATAGGTGGCGATCAGCGTTGCAAGATCGTTGCGCAACGCTTCCGGCGTGGTGCCGGTGGACGGGATCGCGGTCACGCCATTGGTAACGGACGCCGGCGACACGCCAGCAACCGCCGCCTTGGTCGGGTCGAGGAACGTGGTGTCCACCAGCGCGCCGATGGCCTTCACCAGCGAATTGCGGATCACCAACTCAGCAGACGGTGCGGAGAACCGCATCAATTCGACGGTGATCGGAACGATGCCCGCCACCTTGTTGAAGGTGAGCGAGACGCTATCGAACGCCATCGCGCTGACGGGCTTGGGCTTGCCTTCGCCCACCCACGCCGCCGCCGCGCCGGTCGTCTCACGCGGCACGCGGATGTTGAACGGCACTCGCGTCAAACCGGGGATGCGCGCCACCACGGTGGCCGCATACAGCAGTTCGACAAACTCGGCCGTGAGGTTCTGCAGATACACCAGCGGCCCAGCCCATGCCGGGTCGGTGGTGGTGCCCGGGTTGACCGCGGCTCGCGTCACCGGATCGGCCAACATGGGATTGCGGAGAATCGCCGCAAGGTCGTCACCCCAGCCTTTCGACAGGGCGATGTCGGCGGGAGACACGCCGCTCTGCCGCGCCAGATAGCGCGCACCGAGCAGGCGCACGAAGCCGATGCCCTTTTCCAGCGCCGGCCGCACCGCAATGACTTGGTGCTGCCGCGACTCGGCGGCGGCGCGTGGGGACGCGCCTTCGACGACACGCGCCTGCTGCTTGTTGCGTTCCTCGGCGGCGCGCAAGCGGATCAGGTGCTCGTCGATTTCCTTCACCTCGGCTTCGAGCGTGTCGTATTTCTCCTTTTGCTCGGTGTCGAGCGTTTCGCCTTTTTCGGCGACGGCGTCCATGATGGCGTCCATCTCCGCTGACTTTGCCGCGCGCGTTGCTTCGAACGCCGCGATTTGTTCCGTGAACGTGCGTTTCATTTTCCGGTCCTCCCGGACTTTCACGACGATTGACGATGTCCGAGACGCCGGAGGGGTGGGTCGATCACCGGCAGTCGAGCGGCCTGACGCGGCCAGCTGCGCGAGATCGAGAGACTTGATTGCGTCGATGGTGGCCGCCTGCTGCGCGGGGATCGTCACCAGCGACAATTCGAGCACTTCGCTGCGGATATAGCGGATGCCGCCGTCCTCCATCCGCGAGTATTCGAGCGGGCGGAATCCAATCGAGACCGCGCGCACGAGTCCGGCCTTGACTTCCTCCCACGCGGTCTCGACGCGATCCCGCAGCGGTCCTGGCGCGTCGATCTGGGGCATCTTGGCGGTGAAGGTGATGCCGCCGGCGGTCGGCTTGTCGAAGCGCACGGTGCCGACCGGCTCCTCGGTGTTGTGCTGATGCAGCAGCGGCATCGGGTTCTTGAACTCGACGCCGAGCGGCTCGACGATATCGCCCATGCGATCCGGCGCGGGCGTGGTCGCGGTGCCGGTGATGATCCGTTGCTCGGGATCGACTTTCTTGACCGTGAGAACCGAATAGGCGCGATCCATCGCTCCCTCCTGCGGCTGGTCGGTCGGATCGGTTGAAGAGGCGACGGCCCGCCCTCCCCGGCGCTTTCGGATCGAGAGGCGAGCCGTCTTGCGTTCCCCGTAGCGCCCGGCGGCGGCCGGCGGGTTCGGCAACGCGCGCTATTTCCCGGGTTTGAGAAACAGCAGTTTGTATTCGGGAGGCTTCTTCTTGCGGTCGCGCGACTTGAGCCCGCACGCCATTGTCAGTGCGACGGCCGGGTCGATGCGGAACCGGGTCTTCTCCTTGTCGAGCTTGCGGTTGCCCGCAGGATCTGTGCGCGCGACCGCGTTGCTCATCGCCCAATTGAGAACCGGGTTGCCCGGATGGCGCAGGCGGCGCTCGACGATTTCCTTTTCCAGAGCATCGACCGCGGGTGCCATGTCGGCGAAGCCTTGACCCCACGGCACCAGGCGCAGGCCTGTCCCTTTCGTCTCACCGCCCTTGTCTTCCCATGCGGGCAATTGCGCGCGGTCGAATTCGCGCAGCAAATCGGCGATGCGCCAACGGTCATAGGCGAGACCGAGCACGCGATAGGCGCCGGTCAATTCCGCGATCTTCGTCGCCACCACGAGCGGGTCGATCGAGCGGCCCGGTGAAATCAGGAGGTGGCCGTCTTTCGCCCACTGCTCGTAGCGATTGCTGCCGGTGCCAAAGTCGCGGTCGCTATGATCGCGAAGCAAGTCGCCGGGCTTCCAGGCGAACATCTGCACTTTGGTCTGGTCGCCGGCCGACACCATCGCGAGCGCGGTGAGGTCGAGGATCGCCGACAAGTCGAGCGCCAGATAGACTTCCTCGCGCGGCAGGAATTCGCTCGGCACCGCGCAGGCCATCCACTCCGCCCGCGAGATCAGCGCCGAATATGGCGAGACCCGCTGGTTGAGGAACAGATTGCGGAACTTGGGTTCTTCCGCCGGCATCCGCGCCGCCTTCATCGCGGCCGCGCGCAAGTCGGCGAGCGAGCGGAAGTCGCCGAGCGCCGGGTTGGCGAGCGGCCATACTTTCGGGTCGAACACGTCCGGGCAATCGTCCGGGACCGCGTAGAGATGGCAGACGATCGTGGGATCGTTGGCGTTGAGACCGTCGTCGATCAATTCCGAGAGAATGTGCTGCGGATCGTTCGATTGCGTCGAGATCACGATAAAGAGCGGCTCGTCCCGGGCGCCCATCGACGAATCGAGCGCGTCGTAGAGGTCGCGGCTCTTGGCGCGGGCGAGCTCGTCATAGATCGCCATCGACGGATTGTAGCCGTGCTTGGTGCCCGCCTCGGCCGACACCGCGCGATAGACCGAGCCGGTCGGCAAACCGATCAGCGTCTTGGTGCTCGGCACAATCGAGATGAACTGCCGCAACTCCGGGTCCGCTTCGACGATCTGTCGGCAGAACTTGAAAATGATTGCGGCCTGATCGCGGTCGTTCGCCGCGGAATAGATTTCACCGTTCGGGATCGCCTCGGGTCCGACCAGATGCACCAGCACCAGCGCCGCGATCAGCGCGGTCTTGCCGTTCTTGCGACCGATGGAGAGAATGGCGCGGCGCACGCGGCGCGCGCCGCCCTTCACCACCGGATCGTAAACGTCGCGGATGAACCGCTTCTGGAACGGCCGCAGCCGAAATGGCTTGCCCTGGCCGCGGCCGCTCGGGACGATCAATCGCTCGATAAAAGCAATGATGCGGTCGGAGCGTCTACGCGACGCCGCCGATGAGGCCGTCGAACTTGCTTGGCGCTGGCGCCGGACCCGCGGCGAGGCGCGCCCGCGCTGCCGGGGTGAGTCCGAATTCGCTTGCATAGCGGACCATGTCGCTCGCCGCTTTGTTCGCGGTGCCGACGAGCGGGTTCTGAATGGCGTTGCCGTTGGTGGTCTTGATCATCAGGCCGCCAGTGAGATCGCCGCGCTCGGCGAGCACTTTGATCGCGCGCTCGGCGACCACCCACCGCCCGTAGGCTTGGCAATAGGCGGCGAGAGACGCGACATCGACGGTCGTCAGCATTTTCAGTCGGTGCAGCTGCACCGAGACTCGAGTCCATTCCTCGCGCGCCGGCGCGCAGAGAAAGTCGGGCGGCTCGGGCAACTCTCCGACTTCCGGTCGCGGCTCGTTGTTCGCAATCGGTCGGTGCCCGGGATTGCCTTGGATCACTTTCAGATGCGCCGGGGTCGGCTTGCGTCCGCGAACCATCGCGTTGTCCTTGGCGGTTTCGGAATGACGGCAAACTGCGTCATTCGGATTGACGAAAACGGGCGGCGAAATAGGCGCTGGAACGGCCAGAAGATTTTTCTGCTTTTCAGATAATTGAGGCTTCCAGATTTCGTGATTCTGCGGCTTCTCACGAGCACCGGCGCGGGCATCCCGCCCGCTACCGAAAAACGAAAGATGATCCCATGACGAAGAAGAACGCCTCCAAGAAAACCCACCCGGCCGACATGATCGACCTCGCGGCCATCCCGACCTGCAAGAAGTTCTGCACGACCATCCTCAAGAACAACGCGATGGCCACGCAGGAATTCCCCACCCTCGCCGCCGCGCGCATCGAGAAGGTCAAGCTCGATGCGACCGCGAACAACGGCCGCAAGGCGATGATCTACGGCCTCGCCGCCGATGGCCGCACGATCTTCATCCCCGACTCCTACAAGGAGGGCGATACCGCGCCCGCCGCCGCTGCGCCCGCGAAGCCCGCGCCCGCCGCGAATGGCGGCAAGCCCTCCAAGGTCGCCGCGACCGATGAGGCGGCGGCGAAGCAGGAGGCGGCCGAACTCGCCGCGCATAAGGCGAAGGCCAACGGCAAGGGCGGCAAGACCGAGAAGCCCGCGAAGCCCGCAAAGGCAGCGAAGCCCGAGAAGCCCGCGAAGAAGGCGGCCGCGAAGAAGGCGGCGGGCGGCACGCGCGATGGCTCGAAGGTCGCGACGGTGATCGCGATGCTCACCGGCAAGAAGCCGGTGGCGCGGAAGGCCATCGTCGAGGCGACCGGATGGCAGGTCGATCTCAAGGCACTCTGCGCCCGCAAGGGCATGAAGTTGAAGAAGCACCCGGATGGCACCTTCTCGGCAACCCCGCCAAAGGAGTAACCGGCCGCCATCAAAAGCCCCGCCCGCCGCGCTATGCGGCGGGTTGAGGGGTCAGAAGCATCCCGCTTCGGAAAGGGAGACACCGATGCCGATCCCGGCAAACCTTGACGAACTCGCCGCCGCCGCGCGGCCGATTGATGAGGACGATTGGGGCAGTGAGCGCCAGATCGCCGCGCAGAACCATTTCATGACTGTCGCCACCACGGCGATGGGCCGCGAATGGGACGAGAAGTTTCACGACTGGTGCTTCAAGGCCAGCGTTGACGAGATGATCGACCGCGCCCTGCTCATCGTGCGCGGGCTCGACGCGGGCTTCGATGTTCTCGAAGATGCCCGCGAGCCGCGCCAGCGCCTCTACCATGTTACGCGCGGCGGCCAGATCGCGCGCACGTGCTACTCCGATTGGGAGGCGTGGGAATTCATCGAGCGCATGATCACGCACAAAATCCCGGAGGATGGCCTGTGAGCATCGCCGCCGAATTCCCCGACTACGATCTCACCACACTGCCGCCGATCCCGGCGGATTGGGAGGATCACTCGTGGCACAATGATGCCGCGCCAAGTTGGCACGCGCCGGGCGGGTTCAATGTTTGGGTCGATTATCTCGACCCCGCCATGCGCGAAATCCCGGGCGGCCTTCGGTTCATCGTGCACAAGCTCGATGGCGATGGCTGCTTCACTTCCGACGAGCCCGCGATCATGACCGACGATTGGGTGGCGGTGCTCGCCTTCGTCGTCGATCCCATCGCGGCGCTCTGCGCCGAATACGAGGCGTGGAATGCCGCGCAGGGACTCAATCTCGGCAGCGCCGATGAGCATCTGTTCGACGAGTCGCTATCGCCCGAGCAGCGGCAATGGGTCAAAAACTTCTCCCGCCGATGGGAGTCGGTCGCCCGGGGATGATCCCCGCCCGCCGCCGCCGATCCGCCCGGAACCCCGCCCCAATCGGCGGGGTTTTTGGTCGGCGGCGACCCGACCCGCATTAGGTGGGCACTGGTGGGCGCACGCCAGGCGCGCCAGAACGGATCGCGGTGGGAATTTTAACGCACCAGTGCCCACCTAATTGATCCGCCCGTTTCGGGATGTGTACGCAACCGGCCACATAAGAGGTAGCATTGCGCGATCCCCGGCCCGATTGCGCGCACCGCGAGCGGGCGCGGCGTTTCTCACCGATGTGAGCAAATCGCGGGAGAAGAACATGACCGAAACGAAGCGCGATCATCCGCAGTCCGCAACATTGCAGAGGAAACTCGCGATCATGCGCCGCTCTGACACCGGGTCGGCGACGACCCACTCAATCGGCGGCGTGCTCAAGACGCGCGGTCCTCGTGTGCGCCCGATCACACTTGCCGGTGTGAAGGAACTCGCCCGGCTCAAACCGGCGGAATGATCAGCAAATCAATATTGGCAAATCAAGCTGTTGGAGCGCGAGGGTCGGTGCTGCGCCGCCGCTGTTCCGGGTGGTGCCCGGCC